CTCACACCTAATTATTGTACCAGTAAACTAAGCATAAATAGGCAATAATGCAAAAAAACTCTTTTAAAAAGAAGTTTTAGGCTTTAACATATACAAACAATATGACTTCTAAGACTTCACAAAACCAGCGGACACTACAGCAAATAATGCAAGATCATCGGGTCAGTACTCGTGGTCTAGCCGCGTTGGCTGGTTTATCTCCTAGTATGGTGTCTAGACTGTTAAATAAGCAAAGAAAGTTTTTGCTAAGACATAAGGTAACTATAGCAAAGATCTTCAATAAAAAGGTAGATAATATTCTATGGCCATAATACAACAAGGCTGGTTAACCAAAAAGCAAGCAGCTGCATATCTAGGCGTTTCTTTGCGTGGTATGGGATATGCCATTGATTTAAAAAAACGTAATTTAGCTAATGAAACTTTAGTATTAAAAAAGTACGGTAACCGTACACTTATAAGCATTCAAAGTATAGATGAAACTGAAACTATTATTATAAATGAGAAGAAAATTGCTCCGCATAACTAGACGGCTACTGGTGTTTAAAGTCAATCCTTTCCTCGCACCGACTTATCTGGTGGCCGTTTAGTGTTTTACACGATCTTTATAGAAGACAAACAAGAAAGAGCGCAGTTTGCAGCTAAAATAAAAGCATTGATTGGAGAAGTGACTACTTACACTCCAGCAAGAAAAAGCGTAGACATCGGTATAAAAGCTGATGTAGATAAACAGACTTTAGCGAAGATATTTTCGCTATTAGAAAGAAGCGGTCATCGTATAAATGCAAAGAGCTCGGAACCACCCGAACTCCTTGCGTACCATGCTAATGACCGAAGTCATTTAACACAGAAGACAGGAGAAATTAACTAATGGGTGTATTACCGTCAAGTTATGAAGTTCCACAATCTGGCTCTGGTAATCTTTTTATAAAACTCGAACCGGGCGAAACCCGTATTCGTTTTTTAGACGAAGTGACCCTTGGCTATATATATTGGAAAGACAAAAAACCGTATAGAGTCAAAAAACCAGCAGATGTACCCGCTGGCGAAGATGGCAAGCATTTCTGGTTTGTTCCAGTATGGTGCAACGATCAAGTATCATTCCTTGAAATGGCACAAAAAACCGTTTTAAGTGAATTGGCTTTTCTAGATGGCAGCGCTGATTGGGGCGGTCTGGATAAACATGATGTTACGATCAAGCGTACTGGAGAGGGCATGGATACTCAGTATTTTGTGCAGCCAGTTCCACCAAGCAAGCTTCCAAAAGAAGCGGTTGCTGCGTGGAAAGAAATGAAACCAAACTTTAAGCCAGCAAATTTATTTGTTGAAAATGGTGTGGTTTTTGCTAAAGGCGAAACTGATGATGAGCTGCCATTTTGATTAATGTAGCTCAAAAAGGCTATCGTGGAGAAGTTGAGGTTCTTGAATTGTTTGAGAACCTCAATATTCAAGCCATGAGATCTTGGGGGTCTGATGGTCGTAGTATGAGAAATGCACAGGGTAAGTCTTATAAGTCTGATGTAGACATTGTAGCTATGATTGATGAATGGGACCTCAAAATACAAGTCAAACGACGTAAAAAACTTCCCAGCTATTTACAGTTTAGGAACTGTGATTTGGTGGCCACGCGTATGGACCGTGGAAGTTGGGTTTATATTTTACAGGAAGACACGTTTAAGGAATTGTTAAAGAGATGTGTTTCGCATTCAACAGAGAATTAACCGACCATGTCGCAGTGCAAAGCGGGGTCAAAAATGAAACTAAAACAAATGGTCTTAGGTCGGCGGTGGATTCAGCCAAGGCCCCGCGCAACTTTACAGGAAATGATATGACAGCTAAACAAAAAATGATTGAAATAGTCGGTAGTTGTATTGATAAGACTTTAAAAGAATATGGCGATAAACCATGCGATTTGAGCGAGAAAGATACACGTATGAATATTGCTATGGATACGTTAGATAAAATTTTATTAATTCTAGAAAAACCAAACTATTACGGTCCGGGAGATCCGGGAGATGAGCATCAACCCAAGGAGCAAAAGTGAGTAAAGAATTTAATTGGAAAAAGTATCAGTCAGACGTGATTAAGAAATGTATTGATAAGTATGGCAGTCGAGAACAGGCTATTGTTGAAATGGATGCGGAAATAGGCTCTTTACGCTTGAAAGCAGAAACATTAGGTAACATGGTTGACTGGGATAAAATAGAGAGGGAAATCGAAGACGAAGAAGAAGCAAAGCAAGCGAAAAGCGCGTAAAAAGAAGATTAAAAAGAATTTGAATATGCGCCGTAACACAAAAATAAAAAACAAAGAAAGTGCAGCAAAAAAACGAAGATTACGTAAGATTGCAGCAGTATTAAAAAAACGCGATAGCTAGAGATTAGAGAAATGAATACTAAAGAATTAAAAAAGTTTAGAGAAAAATTTATTGAAGATGCGAACAGTTTAAGCGACAAAAAGTCAATTGAGTACACAATCTCAAATGATGATAGACTTTTTAATTTTAAAAATGTAGGCAATCGTGTTGGCATTACACCAGAGCAAGCATTAATGACATATGTTTTAAAACATATGGATGCGATATGCAACGACGCAAAAACCGGGGAAATTGTAAGCGATGAAACCATTTTATCCAGAGCGCATGATTGTGTGAATTACATGATTTTATACGCAGCTCTAAAAACAGAATTATCTAATAACATAGAAGACAAAGAACCACATACACATGATAAAAATAATGTTAAACAAAGCGGAACAACAATTGGCGATTCTGTGCGGATCAGAACGTCATATACAGAACCGCCTAAATGGGAAGGATTACCATAAGGTAAATTTTACCAACGATATAAACGGGATAGCAGCTGAAATAGCAGTTGCTAAATATTGCAATAGATTTCCAGACTTATCGATCGGACCACAACGTGGTGGCGCTGATCTAAAGATTGCTGGTAAAACAGTAGATGTAAAAACTACTGGTAAGAATCCCGGTTACTTACAGGCATCGCTTAATAAAACTTTAGAAGATTCTGATGTCTATCTATTAGTCACAGCTGACTTTCCAACATTTACTATCCAAGGTGGAGCCACTAACCACCAGTTATTAAACAAAACTACAATAAAAGACACTGGGTACGGTAAAAAATATACACTAGAGCAAAGCCAGTTAAGCAGCTTGCCGCATTTATTTAAAAAGAAAGAACTGATACCTTGGTAATGATGAGTCTACATTCAGTTATAAAAGGCAAGGTGGGCGAGCTCTCAATACGAAAAGATCTCATTAAGCATTATAATATTTATTTGCCAGAGTGTGACACGGCGCAAGTGGATCTGATTGTTGAATGCGGACCGGGCATTATGAAACGGGTCCAGATTAAAACGTCTTTTGTTATGAAGACTGAAACATCATTAGAAGTAGACACACGCAAATATGTAAATACTGGACGAGTGGATGTCGTAGCTATCTACTATGAGCCTAATGATGACATTGCATACGTGCCTTATGAAAATACAGGCAAAATTAATCTAGCCTTGTATACGGCAAAAAACAATCAAACTAAAGATCGCAAATGGTTTTATAGCTATCGACGATTCCCGGAGTTTAGCTAATGAAAAAGAAACCAGATCCACATTATGTGGCCAGTGTCCAGTACGATACTGAAGACGGTCAAACTGCTGACAGTTATGCGTATGGAAAAGAATTTAAACACATCGTAGAAAGTGTAAATGATCTTTTAAAGATGCGAAGAAACTCCGAGGTGTTGTTTGCTTCGTATATAGATCGTAATGAGCGAGAATACGATGTAACCGATAAAGTGAGGGAAGAATGCATGAACCAGAAGTTGTAGAGATGCGGGGCCGTAAACACGTCGTAGATAAGGCTATAAAAGCTTGTATGAAATGCGGATTGACGTGGGAAAAGGTTAATAAGAGAGTGTATCAAGTAAGTCATTTTTATTATCCATTGGGTGTTATACCACGCATTGGAAAAGAAAAGAAAACGTGCCCTAGGTGCGACAATAAATAACCGCAGAGTCAATCTGTTTTTAAGAAAAAAGACAGCAGATAATCTGGTTGGCGCTTGAGAAGCTCTGCGGTTTTAAAAAAAAGGAGATAAGATGGGAATGACCATAGCGTTTGCAGCAATAGGACTGATGATTTTATTTGTTTATGCACATGAGACAAAACAAGATGATTAAGTACTATTGGGAAAGTCTATTTAACGAGAATCTGACCTTTATACTAGGGTTTGAAGCAGTGGTATTTATGTTTCTGCTTTTCTTTGTCAGTATTGTGATCAGATTACACAGAATGGAGAAAAAGATCGATGATATTAATGAATATTTCTGAGTGGGTAATTGAAGCTTTTATTCTAAGCATGGCGTTGTTGTGTTGCAGTATTGCGATCGGAATTGTCATGCTTATTGTTAGCGTATCGATACAATTTATAGAAAATAAAATAAGGAACTAAAAAAATGGGAAACTTAGATTTGCACGGGAATAATTATGTGCTTTTGGATGGGACAAAAGCACCTAGCGTAACCACAATAATAGGCCAGAATCTTGGTTGGAATAAAAATGTATTAATCAATTGGGCCAAGCGTCAAACTATGATTGGCAAGGATGCAGACCGAGTATTACAAGATGCAGCTGACACAGGTACATTAACGCATTTATTAATTGAGAACCATCAGCGCGGATTAGATACAGACACGAAAGACTTTACACGCAGCCAGACTGAAAAAGCTATGATTGCATTTAGTGGCTATTTAAAATGGGTTGAAAAAACTCAGTTTAAGGCGCTGGCAAATGAAGTCGTTATTGTGGATGAAGAGCAGCGAATTGCTGGGACCATAGACTGCATTGATAAGATGGGCGATGATCTGGTGGTTATAGACTGGAAAACTTCACGCTGGCTTTATAAAGAGCATAAAATTCAAATTTCTAAGTACGTTGATATGTATGAACGAAAGCAGCCAAAAGCACAGGTTAAATATGGTATGGTCCTTAGATTTGAGAAAGAAGAATGTAAATTTCATCAACATAAGATTCAACGCGACAAAATTGACGCTGGGATTAAAATATTTGATACACTATTAGAGCTACATAATCTAAAAAGCTCGGTGTGAGAGATAAATTTGATCGGCTGAACAGCGCGCAAAACCGTGCGAGCTGTCCAGTCAACAAACCAGAAGTATGTACTGGCGACGGTAAGGATTTTCCCATTGCTATTTATGCAGACTTTGCGAAATGTTATCGCTGCGAACATAAATGGAACGAGAAAACAGAAAAGTCAGATTACGTAAAAGTATTAGAACCTATCATCCCCAAAACGATGGTTTACACAGACGCGGTAAAAGAATCTAATTTTAAAGAAGCCAGATCTCATTTTTTAAACTTTTTTGACCTTGTAATTAATAAATTAAAGTTACCATGGCCAGAGCTAATCCAAGATGAGATCTATGGCCTTGGAGCTTTAAATAATAAAGAAACGGTTCAGCTAGTATTTCAAATTGATGCCAATCATGTTAAGCTGCATAAAGGTAAGCAGTTTGGGAATGCTGAATGTAAAATTTATCCTATCGGTGTACTTCCGCAACTACAACCCACCAGTACACTGTTACTCTGTGAGGGCGAGAAAGACGCAATCACAGCCTGTGCAAACGGTGCGCCAGCTATAACCTTTACCTCGGGCGCTGGCGCACTTCCCTCCAACATTGACGCAATAGAAAAGTTTACAAATATTGTAATATGTTACGATAATGATAAGGTGGGAAAAACTGGTGCAGTTAAGATTGCAAAGGCGCTGTTTAAGCAAAATAAAAGTAGGCAGACTAGAATATTAAAATGGGAAAATAAGCCAGAAAAGTACGACCTAACTGATTTTTTTCGTGATGGAAATACGGCGACAGACTTGTATAGCTTAATAGAAAAATGTGATATTTTTGGTGCTACAGCTCGTGATTTTGGTGGCCTTGTAGAATTCAATCCAGAAGCGTTTATAAAAGAGCGCAATCGTGAGGTTATACAGATCTGTGATGAGATACTTTTGGAAAATGGGACCGCCAGTATTGCTGGGAGTTCTAATGTTGGGAAGTCTATCCTAGCATTGCAATTTGCAGTGGCGGTTGCTATGGGTGTACCTTTCTTAACTTTTAATGTGGCAAAGCCACGTAGAGTGCTGTTTGTGCAGTTTGAAATGTTGGACGCAATGGTAGCAGATCGACTGGTCCCACTGTCAAATAAAATGTTAGCAGATTACCCAACGTGCCGGCAGAATTATGTGGATAACTTGAGATTAACTAGCGTAGAGAATGAAACTATCTTTGCGGACCAGTATGATAAGATCGAAGGCAATTTAATGGCAGCGGATCCACCGTTTGATGTGGTGGTTGTTGATAACATTTACACCAGCACTTCTGCGGATACCGCAAAGAACTCTGAGTTAACTCAGCTTATGTCTAGAATTGACCAGCTGCGGGATGAATACAAGTGCGCTTGGCTCTTGGTATCACACCATAAGAAGCAAGAAGATAAGCGGCCCTTGGATCATGGAATGGTTTACGGCGGCTCTTACTTTGTTAATTTTCTAGACAATCTTATACAGGTAGCGAATACTGGACGACATAAGCAATTAAAAGTGTTTAAGATCACAAAGATCAGAACGCACAACCAGTTCCACGAAATCCCACTCGGTATATACTTACACACCGAAGATGAGCAGTTGCACTTTGAATATAAAAAGCCATTGCCTAAGAATGAGATGTACTGGTACACGAATCAAGAAGAAAGCGAAGAGGACCGTGTTTTGGAAGCTCTAGATACTACCGGTGCAAACTTTACGTATAAAGATATGCAAGACGCACTGGAAGAAGTACTCAACATTACCAGTTTAAAGTCTACGTATCATTGGCTTGAAAAGTTGGAGAAACTAGGGTACATCAGTAAGGTTGAACGGGGTCACTATATTAAGTTAGAAAATGAATTGGATCAGTTTGTAAAATGAGCGGGCACAGCTATAAAGTAGAAAAAGTAGAAAAAGTAGAAAACTATTCTACCACGTATACGCAAAAGAGAAAGAGGTTATAGAGGAGTATTCTACTTATTCTCCTTATTCTACTTCTACGGCGTGCCCAGTGTTAATTGACTTAAAATGCCCCCTTTCGTATAATTCTGACAAATCTTGCTACTTTGCAATTCAAGGCAAAGACGGGATAAAATGCAGCCAAGTTATTGGCTGGTATCACGATCAATATATCAAACACCATGAGCACTGTTTTGTGCGACTGCGCGCCCGCGAGAAATTAAGATGGCGCAACCGCATGATAAAAAAAAATGGTCCAGCCAAAATATAAAAAATGGTCTGAGCGAGAAATAAAAAAAATGTTTTTGACAGAAAAAAAATCGAAATTTTCAAAAAATTCGATAAAAATTCGCATAAATTTTCTTGATTTTTAGTCCAAAAAAACACCAAAAAAACATCAAAAAAGTTCAAAAAAAAATCAAAAAGTGGGACCACTTAACCAGCTAAAAAAACACTTAAAAAGCTTGCGAGCTCTAAACCAATTTAGGACCGCGCAAAGCTTTAAAAATTCCGCATATTTTCGCGAGCTCTAAAAATTGAGTC